GATATGACACCCGAAGAGTTTAAGTTGAAGATGCAGACAATTCTTACAGAATACGATGATAACATTGAAAATGCCCATTATGCTATGGATGAATTGATGTGCGAGGTCTTATCCGATTTAGGCTATGAAGATGGTGTAAAGGTTTTTGAAAATAGCGAAAGATGGTATTCATAACTATGGCGTAAACTGAAACGATTGACTTGTAAAAAAGTAAGTTTTTGACCGAAAAATACGATCAGATGCCACAATATATTGTAGTCTCATAAATAAGTGCCACAAAGCATATTGACAGTATAATCATTCGGGTATACCTTAAAATCCCACAGTACAAAGAAGGGAGGAGAAGGTATGTACGAACACTTACGGAACGCACTACAGCTTGAACTGATGCCACACTTCACGGCATCGCAGCTCGATCAGATCTTGGGTACACTCGATAAGGTATCTGCTGATTTTACCATATCCGAGCGAGAGACATCCCTGATGGTGGTCGATGACGAGATCACGAAGCTTGTCAACATTTACCTGTCGTCAAAGAAGCTTGAGGGGTTATCCGACGGGACCATTGAAATGTATGCGAACAGGCTCCGGATCTTCTTCGGAATGGTACAAAGGAAACCGCAGGACATCGAGCCGAACGAGATCCGGCTCTTCCTGGTAACGTATCAGCAGCAGAAAAACATATCAGACAGGACGCTCGACAAGATCAGACAGATCCTGAACGGCTTCTTTGAATGGTGTGTAAATGAGGATTATATCAGCAAAAATCCCTGCCGGAATATCAAAGAGATCAAATGGGAGGCCGAGCCCCGGAAGTCGCTGACGCGGTTCCAGCTTGAACGGCTCCGGAGGACATGCAAGTCAAAGAGAGACATAGCCATAGTGGATGTCCTGTATTCGACCGGATGCCGTGTCACGGAGCTGGTCAATATGAAATTCAGCGACATGGACGAGAAAGAGCACTCCGTCAAGATCATAGGTAAAGGGAAAAAGCACAATACCGTATATCTGAATACAAACGCACAGATCAGCCTGAGCGAGTATCTGAACGAAAGAAAAGGCGATTCGGATTATATCTTCGTTTCCGATCGGGAGCCACACGATCAGCTGTCTGTCCGGAGCGTCCAGAGGATCATCGGAGCTCTGGCCGATGAGCTCGGCTTCGAGCTGTCGCCTCACATCCTGCGACATACATCCGCGACGCTGGCATTACAAAACGGCATGGAGATCACGCAGGTCCAGAAAATGCTCGGACATTCGAGCGTGAATACCACGCAGATATACGCAGAGACTTCACAAGAAGAGGTCGCGATATCTCATAAGAGATACGTCATATAAGCAAAAATACATAATATATCGCAAAGAACACATCCTTCGGGGTGTGTTTTTTGTTAGGAAAAGGAGGGCGATATGGTAGATCCCGCAATCATTGTATCAATTATCTCGGGAGGGCTAAGTCTTGCCGGGGTGATCATCACAAACGTGAACAGTAACAGGAAGATTGAACGTCAACTTGAAGTATCGATGGCCATAACGAACACGAAGCTCGAGGATCTGACGAAACAAGTCGAGAAACATAATCAGGTCATAGAGCGCACTTTCAAGCTCGAGCAGGCTGTCGAAGATTTACGAAGGGGGTGATTTTATGAAACTCGATGATAAGATCTATAACATACTTAAGTATATCTGTCAGATTGCGCTTCCGGCTATCGGGGGCCTTTATTTTGCCTTAAGCCAGATATGGAACCTTCCTTATGGCGAGCAGGTAGTCGGTACAATTTCCGCGATAACGGCCTGTTTAGGTATATTACTCGGGATCAGCACATATCAGTATAACAAAGGGAGTGATGAATAATGCCTACAGCTCAAGAAATTATCAACACGGCCCTGGCTGAAGTCGGTGTCACTGAGTATCCGCCGAACAGTAACAACGTGAAATACAATACTGAATACTACGGCCACGAGGTCAGCGGATCATCGTATCCATGGTGCTGCGTCTTCGTGTGGTGGGTTTTTTCTCGCTTCAACCCCTGCCTAGTCAAAAAGACAGCATCCTGTCAGGACTTGGGGAACTGGTTCAATTCGCAGGGGCGGTGGCACTCGAACCCGCAGATCGGGGATGTCGTGTTCTTTAAGTTCAATACGAATGACAGGTGGACGAACCACGTCGGCATCGTTAAGGATATCAAGGGAAATATGATCGAGACCATCGAAGGAAATACGTCAATCAGCTCCGACGATAACGGCGGTGCGGTCATGGTCCGTCAGAGATCCTCGAACATAGTCGGATATGGTCGGCCGGACTATTCCGAAGAAGCTGCTCCCGTGGATCCGGATCGCGGCTATCAGTATGGCATTGATGTCAGCGAGTGCCAGGGAAGTATTGACTGGGGAAAGGTCAAAGAAGCGGGGATATCGTTCGCTTGCATGAGATCCACAAAGAAAAACGGATCAGTCGATAGAACCTTCGAGCAGAATATCGCTGAATGTATCGTCAGAGGTATCGACTACTCCTGTTATAAATACGCCTACGCTCGTACTCATGATCAGGCACGCCGGGAAGCCGACGGAGTGATCAACCTGCTCAAGAATAACAAGATGCCGATCTGGTACGACATGGAAGATAGCAGCCTTATCGGTCTGGGAATGGATGCGATTGAAGGTATCGCCCTGTCATTTATCGGGGAATGCAAAGAAGCCGGATATGATGTCGGGATCTACTGTAATAAGACATGGTACACGGATTATATCAGCCAGTACCTGAAAGATAAATATAGCTTTTGGGTCGCCAGGTACGGAAAGAATACAGGCCAGCTTGATGAGAAATATAAACCCATAGGCCGTAATATAATAGCCTGGCAATATACATCAAAGGGACAGGTCCCGGGAATAATCGGGGATGTCGATCTTGATGTCTTATATTGACTTTTTTCATTACATTTTTTCTCCTCTCCGTACGAGCCGTCAGTTGCAGCTGGCGGCTCTTTTTTATTGCCCTGTGTTACTAGGTGTGGTACAGAGCCGACAAAGCCGCTAAAATACGCTGTTTTGAAATGGCTACGGACCAGAAGGTCGAGGGTTCGAATCCTTTCACACACGTAAGCGAAAAGCCTTGAAAAATCAACACTTCAAGGCTTTTTATTTTTCTCTCTCACTCTTAAATTTTTGACATTTTTATACATTTTTATACATTTAGGTGTGTGATTCAGTGTGTGATTCTTTCCCGGGCAGCATCATATTTTGCGATCAGCTCCCCGGCTTTTTTAATATCATCCATGTCGACATGAGTATAGATATCTGCCGTGATAGAAATATTTGCATGTCCCATGAGCCGTTGAGCTGTCCGGATGTCAATTTTCGCTTTGCACAGATCCGTGCAGTAGGTATGACGTAAGCAATATGGAACGAAGTCATCCGCCAGAGGGAAGGGCGGGATCAGCTCGTTCCGGTAAACCTTACAGCCCATCGATATATTCATGTCACGCTTCAGATGTGCGCAAAGACGCTTGTATGAGCTCTCGGTGTGTTTATTTCCTGCCCGATTAGGGCATACAGGCTCAAAAGGCTTCGTTTTTTTGATGACTTGATACAGATCCGGCGGGATTGGGACGTACCTGTCAGAGTTCTTCGTTTTTGTTCCGCGTACATGCAGAAGCTTCGCATCATGGTCGATATCTCTCCCGATCAGACCGATAGCCTCCTCCGGCCTGCATCCACATCTTAAGATCACTATAAAAAGAAGATATGCGGGATCTTTTTCATATACCGCGAGAAGATGCTTCCGCTCATGGTCCGTGATGCTCCGACGATATCCGCGTGTATATTCCGGAAGAGACAATCTCACGGCCGGACTAAACGGGATCAGCCTGTTCTCGACTGCGGTCTGGAAGAGGAAAGATATCTCCTGCTTAAGTGACTTACAGTGTGAATAGGACATTCCGGCGCAGCCGTTCAGAATGTTCTGACACTCGACAGCTTTGACCTCTCCGATAGACTTCTTCCCGATCACAGGGGAGACATACTTCCTGTATCTGCATTTAATGTCACGAAGACCTTGCACTTTTGACTTGTAAGTATCAAAAGAGACCTCGGCCCACTGATCTACAGTGGTACGTTTATCATAGACGATCAGATCATCCTGAAGCTGTTTCTTTTTGAGGGCCTTCTTCTCATACAGTTCCTCGAGTGTATTCGCGTAGATCTGATACCGTTTCCCACGAAAAGTAAAAGTAGTCCTGTATTTGTAGTTCATTTCCTGCCTCCTAAAACCAAAATACAATTAAATTGGTTATAACTATTGAAATAATCGGGAATTTTGCAATTTAAGAACCAAATTGGTTTTTATTTTCTGCCTCCTCTATGCCATGTATCATGCCCCTGGATAAGTCGCAGTGCATGTTTAAGGTTCCGGCCGGAGCCGTGCTGGTGGTACTGATCGCTCTTTTTGTGCTTATGAAAGATGACGCACGCATCATTCACAGCGCGGATATACCAGCAATGACCAGTGCATCTGCTCTGAATGGCGACATCATATTCATCAGCCGTAAGTATATTGAAATAGTTGGGATCAATCAGATCGAGCTGTTTTCTATCAAACATCTGAAACCCTCCGAATTGCACCGGTGCAACTATCTACCAAAGATAAGCACGAGAATCATAAGAAGAATAAGGACCATTGCGATGTATCCTAAAACCTGCTTCTTTTTATCCTCATCAGATGACGGCTTGACATGGTTCTTCTTTTTAACAGAGCTGTCGCTCAAATATAGAGTGAGCTTGGCGTACATACCGGATTTATCTGTTACAAATCTCAAATCGCCATCGTCTGTTAAATCATATCCCTTATACCTTCCGCCAGTGATACGAATAGAGCAGTGCGAATAGTTGGGATTGTTGAGAGTATTTTTCACCCTGGAGCAGGATCCTTTTTTGATATATCCTATTTTGGTATTACCGACCATAACGCGCAAAGCGTTCGGATCATAAGGATTATCAGGTTCAGGGATAATTCGGGGATTAGATGTATTAAAAGTATATTCATATATTCTGTCCCCGGACTTGTACTTCTTTTTGAATTCTTTAGCAGTAATATTGAATTCTTTATTCGGTGCAGCAAGATCATGCATTATCTGATCTGCGTAATGATTAACACCTGCGATTTCATGATTTTCTGTTTTATATTGCATGTTCTTCCCTCCTTACCGAGACACAGAGGAGGGCTCTTCCGTTTCGCATTCTTCCGCTCCCCCTTTTATACCGAGAAAGCCGTGAAGGGCTGTTTTCAGTTCTGGAGTGCTGCGTCGATATGCTTCAATGATCTTCACTTCTGTATCTGAAAGAACGAGTGCAGCAGGCTCAGGAGTGGGCTCTTCTATAAACATAGAAACATCATATCCCATAAGCCATGCAGGGTTTATGTTAAAAGGATCGGCGATCAAAGATATCTGATCTTGACGAGGCTCACGGTCCCCGTTTAGATAATTAGATAGGGCTGACTTCTGAAGCCCTGTACGATTACAAAGCTCCGTCTGATTGATGTTGAAATAGTCCATCAATTCGCGAAGCCGCAGTTTTGAATTGCTTTTTTTCATAATGTAACCCTCCAAAGATTACAGATTACCCCGTACAGCAATCATACACTATAATTCACGAAAAAGCAAAAAGAATTTTCACGAAATAGAAAAATATTATTGACAGGCCATAATTACCATGATAGGATATACACAAGTTCACGAAACAGAACACAGGGAAGGAGGATAAAAATGTACGAGTACGAAACGGCAAAACTACGCGGCAGAATAATTGAAAAGTTCGGATCACAAGGCGCGTTCGCTGATATGGTCAAACGAACAAACGCATATGTGTCGTTATATCTGACGGGAAAGAGCATACTCGACCAGAAGACGATTGATGAATGGTCTGAGGCTCTTGGAATATCCGCACAAGATATTCCGGCATATTTTTTTGTCAAGAAAGTTCACGAAACGGAATAAGAGAGATGATCAAAATCAAAACAATCAGGAGGAAATCATACATCGTTATGAATGACAAATCAAACAGTAAACAGGTCATTTGTAATCTTCTATGCAAAGCGATCCAGGCGACAACGGCCGGAGATGATCTTGAAGAGCTCAGATATGATCCCGTAAAGGAAATAGTTCATGCAGACTTCCGGGAAGCATACGACGCGCGACAGATCAACGTCGCAATGGATAGCGGATGGGCCATGATCAAGGATATCGTAAACCACATTGATATCGGATAGGAGGCAAAAATGAAATCGGAATGGTACGTACTTAACAATCCTGCAGCTGGGGACACTCCGTATATAGCCGCAAGAGTAAGAGACACAAGCCAGGTGACGCACTCAGGCAATCTTGAATATCACGGTGGATATATGGCAGATAAAGCTACCGTCCAGAAGATTTGCGACGAATTGAACAGCGAGATTGAACAGGAGGGAGAAAATGAACGCGAATAGAAATCTGACGATTGATTTCCGGATTAACGGAAAGCATGACCATTACATTCAGAAGACATCGGGAAAGAGCGTTGAGAGTAAGAGAGCCACGAAGAAGAGACGGAGAGAACGATGACAGCAAAAGACATTGAAAGAGATATGAAGGCATCAGTCAAAGGAGCTTCTTTTATCACACCGGGGCAGCTGGCGAGATACCTCGGGCAGAAGAACACATCACGGGTCCGGCAGTACACAGAGGACGCTTTCAGGATCGAAGGAACAAAGAAATATTTCATTCCGGAAGTAGCTCAAGCGGTATACCGATCGGGCCAGTGGTAGACAGAGGACGGGGCGCGGCGAACTATCATCATAAAAATTACACTTACAGATGTTCCCCTTTATCAATGATTATTCATAAGAAACCCTACTGCCGCGCCTCATCCTGTATCGGAAAGGAGAAAATATGACACCAGACGGGAGATACATTATCGCCGTTGATTTTGACGGAACACTCATATCCGGAAATAAGTGGCCGGATGTTGAAGGAGAACCAAATACACGGCTTATCAATATTCTGATACGCGAGAGACAGAAAGGGAACAAGGTGATCCTCTGGACGAATAGAACCGACAAGCCCGAAAAAGAAGAATATCCGCTGAAAGCTGCTGTTGACTTTTGCAAGGCAGCAGGCCTTGAGTTCGACGCAGTGAATGAGAACCTTCCGGAGATAATAGCAGCCTACGGAAGCGATTCGAGGAAAGTATCAGCTGACAAGTACATAGACGATAAGGCACTCGATCCGGAACTTATCAACCTGGGATTATTTGAAGAGTTCGGCATACCACTCAAGACAGGATCACTTGTAGTCAATGAAGGATAGGAGGGGAAACATGAGAGAAAAGATACACAGTGTAGGAGCAGTTGTAGCATTTTTGGGAATATCCGGTATAGCTGAGGCGATAACCGGCCACGGATCGGGAACGATATCGACATTGATATTTGCCGCCGGTCTTGTTATGTGCCTGACATGGTACGTGAAATAATCAGAAAACTCACACAAAGGAAGGGGAGAAGAAAATGAAGACAACAACAGAATTATTAACTATTGGCAGCAAGGTTAAGGTCGAGGCAGAAATCGTTGAATCGAAACTCGAGAGGGATCAGATCAAGTACAAACTCAAAGTATCAAAGACCTGGTTCACAGAAGACGAGCTTGAGGCCTGCGACGATGACGAAGAATAAAATGTCTTAAATGTGTCTGACATAATGCACAAGAGATTTTTATACAGGAAAAGAAATTCCTGATATCCGGAAAAGCCGAGAGCATCGGTCTTAAACCGTTCATTATAGATATTAAAGTTAGGAGAAAAACTTGTTCAAGTTAGATATATATCGTTTCGCAACCTCGACGGAGTACGAGTATAAGTTCGCCGGGAACTATGGAGCCAAAGGAGAAAAGAGAAGTCCCAAGCAGAAAAGAACACCTGAGGATATCGAGAGGCAAAACCAATATCAGAGGACAAAGACGGTAAGGCATCTGATCAAGGCCAACTTCAAAGAGGGCGATTACTGGACGACCTTAACCTATCCCAAAGATGAAAGCAGAACAATCCAAGAGGTATCACAGGATATATCAAAGTTCCTGGGACGATTGAGATACCAGTACAAGAAGCTTGATACTCCATGCAAGTACATTTACCGGATCGAGATCGGGAGCCGAGGCGGGATCCACGTTCACATCATCCTGAACAGGATCCCCGACCTTGACCGGATCATTCAGAAATACTGGAAGCACGGAAAGAGCCATAACGAGCTTCTTGATGATGGCACATATGAACAACTGGCCGACTATATCGTAAAGCCTCCAACCGATCAGCAGAAGAAGCTGCTCCGGACTTTCGAAGAGGATGTAAAGAAGCTCATAAGGTATTCATGCTCTCGTAATCTGGTCAGACCGCTTCCGGAAACAAAAGAATACTCACGCCGGACCATGAGAGAAGTATTCAATCATGACCTGATCCCGGAGAAAGGATTTTACATCGACAAGAACTCGATCCGGAGAGGCGTGAACGCATTCACAGGAATGGGATATCTGTACTATCAGGAGATAAAGCTGAAGAAGGAGCAGCAGGCGGAACCGGTGAGGCTATATGAATGCCCGATATGCCATCAGCTGGCATTTGAAGGCCTGACTTGTGGCTGTCAAAGAAAGAAGAGGCGAAAACGTGTTAAACATATACCTTAAAACGGATATATCAGCCCCAAGAAGAAGTGACGCAAAGGCAATGTGGCTTGTCGAGTGGGTATCTGATAAAGATCCGGAGAAGACAGTCACACATGACGGCTTCCTGGCATTACCGGACACGACAGAGGACGAGATCATACTGACAGCCTTGATACAAGCTCTCAATATCCTCAATAAGCCTTGCAAGATCCGCATATTTACAGATGCTCAAAGGGTATTGAATGTACTTGATTTACGAAGAAATGAGGGCTGGAGGTCGCAAAAATGGCGGTCAGCTTCCGAAAAACCGATAAAAAACGCTCCTCTGTGGGAGATAGTTACCAACCAGCTGACAATACACGAATGGAGTATCACGGATGAGGTTCACTCGTTCAGGGATTACATGAGATCGGAGTTAAAGAAATGGCAATGAGCATAATTCAGACAAAGGCAACGAAAGAATGCTTCCTTTGTCGATTTGAAAAGAATATCGAGACTACAAAAAACCTTGATAAGCATCATTTCATGCACGGCACAGCGAACAGAAAGCTTGCCGATCAGTGGGGCCTCTGGGCTTACCTTTGCAAAAAGCATCACACAGACGGTCCGGAGGCGGTACATAACAACCGTGAGAAAGACTTCTTCCTTCAGCAGGTAGCCCAGGGAAGATTTGAGAAGCTATACGGACACGATAAGTGGATGGAGCTCTTCGGGAAGAATTATATATTTTGACCCTGATATAAACATGATCTTAACGGGAAACCGTAAAGATAAAGCGCGCGAGGTTGAAACACCTTAAGAAACATGTACCAAAATTGTATCACACCTTACCAAAAGCCATAAATGCCCGGGCAGGAAGGAGGCAGGCGTGCCAAAGTGCAGGAGCTGTGGAGCAGAAATAAAATTTATCAGAATGAAATACGGCAAATATAATCCCGTTGATCCGATCAAAAGAACGATCAAACAGGACGGAGGCCCTGAGAGACTTGTCACCGAAGCAGGCGACGTGATCACAGGAACATTTGCAAGTCTGGAAGACGGAGCAAACGGAGAAGGATATATAAGCCATTTCGCCACATGTCCGGATGCAAACCGATACAGGAGGGGATAAATGATTAAAAAAGGTCTGTATTTAGTGATACTTACGGCGACGCTCGGCAGGATCACGTTCAACGGTCATTATGAGACCTGGTACAACCTCAACATGAAGAATATAGTCACCAAAGCACACAACGAAGGTTTTGACGGTGAATACTGGGTCAGAGCTGACGGCTGCAAGATGCTCGGAGAGTTTATCATCTGTGCCGGTCATCAGAGCAGGTACGGAGAAGCCGTCGAGACATCCAGGGGAGCGGGACTGATCCTCGACACCGGAGATTTTGCAAAGACGGAGCCGACAACGATAGATATCGCGACGAACTGGTGAAAAACAAGGAGGCAGAAAATGTTTGATAAATTTGGAGAGTTCGACAGCTGGGAAGAACTGAACAAAGCAGCTGAAGGACAGAAGGAAGAAGGAGATATTGAAGCCCTGAAAGAGCTCGCACTCGAGAACGGCTTCGAGGTAGCAGATGCAGAAGATTATATGGACGGAGTAGTCCCGGAGTTCTGTACAGCCTTACTTGCGGCAGAAAGCAAAATCAGGCTTGAAAAGAAGGACCTGAAGCCCGAAGGGATCATGGTCGACTGGATCGATTACATCATAGGCCTTATAAGCGACGACGAAAAGATGTGTCTCGCAGTCAGGAAAAAGGGCAAATCGCTCAAAGGATGTATAGGACAGCTCCTCAAGTGGGGAAATAAGCACATGAAAGAGCTTGATCCGGAGATAAAGAAGGCAGCGGGCTTTTCAGGAAACGTCAAGCTTGGTATGCCGGGAACGCTCGAGGCAAGGAAAATCATCAAGGAATACTACTTGGAGGGCTGACATGGATAGATTAAACATCAATCTTAAGCCCGTGAAAGGCCTTGAAGACTGGGTACACAAGCAATATCCCACACATTACATATGGTATCGCCGTAAAGGATATTATGCCGAGTGCCACTGCTCCGAATGTGGAGAGAAATATACCCTTCGGACAGTAACAACCGGAGATCCCTTCGAAGATGACGCGATTGATATTGAAAAACCGGCAAGAGACAAGGCGACAAAGTGCCGCAAATGCGGAACAAAGGCAGTATACAAGCCTGTGGGCCATACAAAGAGCGAATGGCATTATCAATATGTCCTGACAGGGCAGAAGATCACAGATGACAAATTCGCATTCAGAATATATGACACGAACCAGCAGATATACGCTGGATGCCGGACACGATACGAATGTCGTGAATACAAGGTGATCATTTGCGAGAAGGGAAAGAAGTCAACAGGATACGGCAGGTTTTATAGTGGATGGCAAAAAGATTCCTGCGGAGTGCAATTCGGATATATCGCACATCCTTCGCTTTGGAGAGAAATCAAAAAGACGGGAATGTATAAATATGTCCCGGTTCCGAAAATATGGATAGGGTACTGCTGGATAATAGACTTTTACAAGGCAGCTGCAAGATATCCTGATTTCGAAATGCTCATAAAACTCGGACTTGATGATTACTGGCAAAGACTTATACAGAAGCTCCCAACATTTATCAATCCGAGAGGCAAGACCATCGAAGACAGGTTGAGGATATATAAAAGCCGCCTGAAGGATCTGATTGAATTCAAAGGTGATCACAAGAAGCTCTTCCTCTTCCAGCTCGAAAGAAAACTCGGGGCTCACTGGTCGGATGAGGATATTGAGATAGTCGAGAAGCTTCGCGATGCGAATTACGAGAATAAATACGAGACAGTATTGAAGTACGCCGGACCTACCAGGATCAAGAATTACATGATCAAGCAAAAGATCTGGCCGTGCAAAGAGGATAAATATCCTACAACCAAAGAAAAGAGCGATTACAGGAACACATATTACGATTACATCATCATGAGAGCCGGGGCCGGGTATGAGATGAACGACATATTCCTTTTTCCGAAGGACTTCAGAAGAAGACATGATGAAATGGTCCTTCAGACGGAACAGGCAAAGCTCGACAAGCGGAAGAAGGAAGTGCTCGAGAAGTACAAGAAGATCAAGACCAAATTCCACAAGCTGTCAGACAAATACTCGGCAGCAGCGGGCAATCTGATCATCAGACCGGCAAAAGACGCAGCGGAGATCGTGACAGAAGGAAGGATCCTTCACCATTGCGTCGGAGGAGATGGCTACTTAAGTAGTCATAACGACGGGAGAAGCTTCATCCTCTTCCTCCGGAAGATTAAAGCAAAGGATATCCCGTACATCACAGTCGAGATTAGGGGCAATGAGATAGTCCAGTGGTACGGAGCCTATGACAAGAAACCGGACAAAACTCTGGTCGACGCATGGCTTAAGACATACACGAAAGAGCTCAAAAAGAGAGAAGAAAAACCGAAAAAGGCAAATTGCACCGGTACAACAAAAAAGAGGAGATCAGCATGAACGAATTACAGACATTCAAAAATGACGAGTTCGGACAGATCCGGACAATTGAGACAGAAGAATCGGAAATATGGTTTGTTGCAAGAGATGTGTGCGAATCGCTCGGATTCGGCAATCCGAGACAGGCTATATCTTCTCATGTAGACCCCGACGACAAGGATGTCCATATTCTGGACACCCTCGGAGGAAGGCAGGAAACAACAGTAATCAATGAGAGCGGACTGTATTCCCTGATCCTTGGCAGCAGGCTCCCAAATGCGAAGAAGTTCAAAAGATGGGTCACTTCCGAAGTGCTGCCCTCGATCCGGAAGACGGGCGGATATCATCTGCCTCAGACATATTCCGAAGCCCTCCGAGAACTGGCGGAGCAGGCCGAAAAGAATGAGAAGCTCCGGATAGAGAACGAGCGGATGAGACCGAAAGAGATATTTGCTGACGCAGTAGCCGCATCAAAGACATCGATCCTGATCGGGGAACTGGCAAAGCTCATAACACAGAACGGTTATGAAATCGGACAGACAAGGATGTTCAAGTATCTTCGAGAACACGGATATTTGATTAAAGCCGGAACTTCAAAGAACATGCCGATGCAAAGATATGTTCAACAGGGCCTGTTCGAAATCAAAGAGAGCAATGTGCAGAACCCGGACGGCTCGGTCCGGATCACGAAGACAACAAAGGTAACCGGCAAGGGACAGCAATACTTCATAAACAAGTTTTTGACAATACCGTTCCCGGAATAGGAGGCAGAATGAATAACAAAGGATTAGGGATTATTGAAATCATATTTATTATTTGGGTAATAGCAGCACTTATCGTCTGGTTAACTCGTATAGCATAAAGGAGGAAGCAAATGAAAATCATAACGACAGTTACAGAGATTGAATGTAATGCGGAGGAGTTAAGGCAGAGCACTTCATTATCAGATGGTTTATACAATGCCATGAGAAGAGCATTCAACGGGCCACTGTCACACACGGAGTCTGAAGAGGAAAGCGAGGAAGAAGAATGAACGAAGTAACGGTAGAAAATGTCAAAACATACGAGGATCTGAAAAGCCAGCTCAATATTGAACTGAACAAAGCGGCGATCAGCTTCGTCCGGATCGGCTATCTCTTAAAGACGGCCCGGGACACGGAGATCCTGAAGGACACGGAGTACAGCGACGTGAATGAGTTTGCTTCAAAGGAATTTGGACTTGATAAATCCCAGGTATCGAGATTTATGAGGATAAATGACAGATTCTCGATCAGCGGATATTCCGAACAGCTGAAAGTCGAATATGAGGGATACGGCTCCGCAAAACTCTCTCTCATGCTTACCCTTCCGGATGAGATCAACGAAGAACTCTCACCGGATTATTCGAAGAGCGACATCCAGGCAATCAAAGAAGATTACGAAGCCGAGCAGAAGATCACAGATCTTGAAGTCATGATGGAAGAAAAGGATCCTGATCAGCCGGATGAGTTCATTGCTCTGGTCGTAAAGCAGCTGAACGATGAACACGAAGCTCCGATAGTGTTCTTTCACAATACTCACAACCTGGCTCAAAAGATAAATATCGAGCCGAATATCGCAGATGTCAAAGAAGCATACATCCCGGACGGCGACAAGACCTATAACATCCGCATAGCCGGACAGGGCCGTTTTATGGTCAGCATGAAGGACGCAGGAATCACGATCACGAATATGAGAGATCCTGCGAACAAGAGCTCGTTATCCTGGGAAGAGTTTCGGACAGCACTTCTCGAAGATGAGAAATCAAGGGATTTCATCATAAAGGTCGAACCGGAGAAGAAAGAAAAGCCGAAGAAGGTCGAAAAGTCGAAAGTTGCACCGGTACAACCGAAGAAAGAGCCCGAAAACGTACAAAAAGAGACAAAAACCGAAGAAAAATGCCCAAATCCGTCAGAAAATGACACCAAAACGTCAGAAATTGAAAAAGTAGAGGGGGAAATAGTCGAAGAGCCGGCAATGAACCCGCCGGAAGAAACTGCCGAGGCAGCGGGCGAGCCCACGGCATTTGAAAAGCAGATATGCAATGAGCTCGGAAATCTCATCAAAGAGATCATGGATAATCCCGGCAAAACGAACTGGGGATACATTACAGATCACATGAAAGAAACAATCAGGCTTATCAACATGACAGTATTCTAGGAGGTAGAGTATGAAAACGGCAACAGGAGTATGTAAATATTGCGGGCAGTCAGTAGCCCTTGAAGTACCAGAGAGCTTCACGCAGGACATTATCGATGAAGAGGCAGTCAAAAGATGTGACTGCCCTGAGGCTAAAGCATATACAAAACAGCAGGAGACAATCGCATCAGCTGAAGGAATGATCAAGGACTTTTTCAGCGACAGAGAAGGAATGCAGGCGGTCAAGGATCTTCTTCTCAGCGCGGTAAAGCCGTTAGCCGAAAACGCAATCGGATCAATATCGATATCGAAGGATGGATATACCGGATCAATGAAGCCAACAAAAGACGGAGTAAAAGTGTCTTTGAAGTATACGACAGTTGACGCAGTTGAATCATAAGAGAATGAAGGGGTGATATAAATGATCAATAACTTACAGTACAACAAAATGCTCAAGGAATACAAAAAGGGGGAGACTTTCGCGAATTATGTCACGCGATGTATGCAGACCTACGGCACGACGCTTGACGAGGAGCTGCACAAACAAATCACCTGGGAATATTACAAGAGCATTGAAGAGGGGGTGAACAAATGACGGCGATAATCATTGAACTGGCCTGTCTCATAATCCTCGTGATCGGGATGATAAGCTCATGCGTCCTGATGCACAAGAAGCTTGATATCATAGTCCGGCTCTCCGGCGCGGACCTATATACGACGCTCAAGCTCCGGGGCCTGACTACAGACATGGCGACTGAAATCGTAGAAGAAGAGCTCACGGGTGATTTTGAAGGGAGGAAGAAGATATGATGAAATGTCCGAGATGTAAATCATTCAGTCAGGGCACGACAGACAGCCGGGAACGCTTCAGAGGCTGGGTGCGCGTCAGGCGGTGTTATGATTGCGGCTTTAAGTTCAAGACCGTCGAGCAATACGCGGAAGACACGCCGAAGCCGACAAAGCATGACATAGACGTGAACCGCGTCAAGGAAATGGCGGCGAATATGGGAATAAAGCTGATGGAGGAATGAATGACAAACGAAAATATGATCAAGCAATTAAAGCGGTTAATACCATCTTTGAAATATGCGGATGATGTTAACGCTGTTAAAGGGGCAATCAAGGCACTATCGCAAGGGCCTAGATTTTGGATAGACAAGGATGGCATAGTTCATAAATTGGTGACAATGGAGCTAGTTCCTGATGCCGTGAGCAGAGAAGCGGTAATCGAAATAGTAAACGACATAAGGGATTGTATCAGCGTAGATGGTTATTGGGCAATCCTTGAACGATTGAAAAAGTTACCTTCATTCACGCATAAATCGGATGTGCTTGACAAGATAAGGGATGAGATAGAACGGATGCGAAGCAAGGATGAGGTTAGATGGAAAATTGACGGAACATACCTCAACATTGACTATGTTCTTGAAGTAATCGATAAATACAGGGGGACAAATGATAGATATTGAAAGTATCTGTGAAAATTGTGGCAAAAAAGACGGATGCCAAGAATACGAACAAGTCAGAAAAGCAAAAGAACTATACCTTGTCAAAGGATGTGAGTGGTTTATCAAAAAGGAGAACAGGAAAGCGAGGATAAATAATGGCAACATATGAAATTACGGCAGAAATGAATCTGAAAAAGATTATTGACGAATCAAGGGAAGTTGCACAGGCCTTGAATGAGTTTGCTGATAATCTTGAAAAAATTGAAAAGAAGTATACAGATCCGCAGGAAAGTGAGGAGCAGACAAAATGAGCGAAATTCCTACAGTAAGGTTTTATATCGAAGATGATGTTCTTTTCAAGGACGAGCCATTGATGGGCCACGAGCATGTGATAAGAAGAGCTTCTATCTTCCCGAAAGACGCGTTCATAGCGTGTTACAAAAAATGGATAAAAACGGAAAGCGAGGAAAGAATGGCAGATCAGATATTCATAAGGCCGAATATATTGCTAGGCACGGATAAAAAGGAAGAGCTGCACAGGGACATAATACAGCAAATGGAAACCGGCGTTGTTGTACTGCCGCCGTATTGCGAAATTGTATATCCGACAGCTGATGATGTGCTCGACAAGATAATAGCTGAAATAGAACAGGAGCGAAAGAACTGCGAGGAAATTCACGATCAATACGCGGGGCGAGTGCTCGAGAATGTTTTATCGCTGATCAGCAAATACAAAGGAGGAAGCAAATGAAGGTTACTATTGACGTAGATACAAATAATCTCGAATGGGTTAGAGAAATAAAAGCCCTGGGTGAGATATTCAAAGCGTGGGCCGACCTGTACGATAAGTCGGAGCCGGTCAAGGCAGATCCGAAAGAGGAAAAGGCGACGCTTGATACCGTCAAGACTATTATCAAGGAGCCGGCCGCTCCGGAACCAAAGCCGAAGAAGAACTGGAACGCAAAGCAGAAGCAGGATATCCAGGCGATCAAGGACGCGTATATAAATCAAATCAACAAGCGCAGCAACAAGGCGAATAATTTCCGCAAGGATATCGACGACAGCCTGATCATTTACATGAAAGACGAACAGGGCAAGACACTTAAGCAAATAGCCCGCGAGCTCGGCTGCTGTGAACAGACTGTCCTGAACCGATACAACAGAGCAAAGAAGAGGTGACGCGTTATGGTTGATAAGAGAAATTGCGCTGATTGCATTTATCACGACGAGCACTGTATCCGGTGGGATTGCAGATATATCAGCCGCAACAGGGCGGAAACGGTTATAGACAAATTGAATGGCATAGTTGCGGACCTTATAAGATATTCGGATATACGCGAACTGGTCGACGCAATGGATAGGGAGAACAATAATGAGGGCAAAGGAATATCTACAACAAATCAGAAAGCTTGACATCCGGATCGGCCAGCGCATTACGCAGCTTCAACAGATGCGCGATCGCGTTCATATCATGGGCTCATTCGATTACTCAAAGGATCGCGTGCAGTCGTCACCGGAAGCCGGCAATAAGCAAATCGAAGACCTGGTTGATTTCGAGCAATCAATAATTGAATTGATTAAGCACGAGCAATTCCTGAAGGACAAGATCATCAGCGAGATCCAGCTTCTCGAAAATCCTATTCATGTCGATATTCTCTTCCGGCGATACGTTGAAATGCAATCGTTCGAGCGGATCGCGTGCGATCTCGGATACGCTTACAATTACGCCTGCAATATCCACGGCGACGCGCTCAAGGCGTTCGAAAGTAAAGTTCTTAACTTATCTTAAGTTTTTTTTGAAATAATCTGATAATATGATAGCGGAAGAGCAGCAGGGATTTCCCGGCGGCTCTTTCTGCATTTTCTGCCGAATGCGGCCCAGCCCGGGCCGCTGAAGCAGGAAGGGAGCGGATCATGCAGAAATGGGCTCGGAAGTTTTACAGGTCGGCCGCGTGGCACAAATGCCGCGAGGCGTATATTCGAAAGCGCGTTAACATAGACGGCGGCATATGCGAAGAATGCCGGGACAACCTCGGCTATATCGTACATCACAAAACGCCGCTGACCGAGCTCACGATCAACAATCCGGAAATTTCGCTAAATGAAGAAAATCTCGAGTTCGTCTGCAAGCCTTGCCACGACGAATTTGAGGGGCACGGCATAGGGCACGCTCACGATCTCAAGCCGATTGTAATTTTCGATCCGTCGGGAATGCCGATAGGCCGGCTCTCTCACGCGTACGCGCGCGCGGGCGGGCGGGCGGCGGCCGGCGCGGGGCCCCCGTAAAAAAAATTAAATTTAATTCTACGGGCAC